CATCCAGAAGTTCCCGAACCTCAACCACGAGACCGACTTCCCGTTCTTTCGCACGCTGCACAGCCTGTCTTACCGGTGCTTAGGCATCAGCACCAAGGACATGATGTCGCCCGACCACTACAAAGAGTTCGCTCAGGAGGCTGGCATTGAGCTGGCCATCGAGAACGGCGACGAGGAGTTTGCAGTCAAGGCCGACAATCCTATCCTCAACGAGATCAACATCGCCCGTATTCGCGGCATGGACCTCAAGACCCACTACAACCAGTCCAAGATGGACATTGAGTGGTTCCATTTTGAGTACGTCGAGCGCGCCTACCGCCACTACAAGACATCACGCAACCTGCTGGACTTCACTGACCTGTTGGAGCACGTGCTGCTGGAGCCCGAGCGCCTGCCAAAGCTGGAGGCGCTGATCATCGACGAGGCACAGGACCTCTCACGCCTGCAATGGAGGCTGGTCGAGCAACTTGCGTTGCGAGCCCAGCGCTGCTTTTTGGCAGGCGACGACGACCAGGCTGTTTACACTTGGGCTGGAGCCGACGTCGCCAGCTTCCTGGGGTTTACAGGTGATGTCAAGGTCCTTGATCAGTCCTACCGAGTCCCCGCCAAAATCCACGCCCTAGCCAACAAGGTGGTGACGCGTATTAAGCAGCGCCAGCCAAAGGTCTGGAAAGCGCGCGAAGAGGCAGGCTCGATCAACTATTACAACGACTTTAGCCAGGTGGACATCAGCCAAGGCAACTGGCTCATTCTGGCCGCAGCGAACTACATGCTCACCGACATGCACGACTGGATCAAGAGCCAGGGCCTGCTGTTCGAGCGCCACGGACAACGCAGCGTAAGCGAGAGCATCCTGGTCGCGGTGCTGGGCTGGGAGAAACTGCGCAAGGGCGGCGAAGTGCCATACCCCGTGGTCAAGATGATCTACAAGTACATGGACAGCGACCTGATCAAGCATGGCCACAAAATGCTGCGCACGGCCGACACGTCCATCAGCTACACGCTCGATCTGCTGAAAGAAAAGCACGGACTTCTTTCAGAGGAAATCTGGCACAAGGCGCTGACCAAAATCAGCGAGGACCGCCGGGACTACCTGGTCTCGCTCTTGCGCCGCAACACAAGGCTCACGGGCCACGTGCCCATCAAGCTGTCCACGATCCACGGAGCCAAGGGCGGCGAGGCAGACAACGTGCTGCTGTTGTCGGACCTGTCGACCAAGTTCGCCAAGGACTATGACAAGAATTCAGACGACATCAACCGTCTGCTGTACGTGGGCATCACCCGCGCCAAACAAACGCTGCACATCGTGCTGCCAAAGAATGAACAGAAAGGCTTCCGATTATGAAGCGCGATACCAAGACCCTGTCCATGTTCCCTCGGATTTCCGAGTGGCTGCCACCCCAGTCTTTCCCCAACTTGAGCGAAGCCAAGGAGATCGCAATTGACCTCGAAACCTGCGACCCCAACATGGAATCTCTGGGGCCTGGTTGGCCACGCAACGATGGTTACATTGTGGGCTACGCTATCGCTGTGGATGGTTGGGCCGGTTATTACCCCGTGGCTCACGGTGGTGGCGGTAACCTTGATCGTCGTATTGTTGAGCGCTGGGTACGAGACGTTCTCGCAACGCCGGCAGACAAGATCATGCACAACGCCGCCTACGACCTCGGATGGCTCAGGGCCACAGGATTTGAAGTAAACGGCACGGTCTATGACACCATGCTGGCCGCGCCCCTGCTGGACGAGAACCGCTTCGCTTACAGCCTGAACAGCCTGGGCTTTGACTACCTCAAGGAGGTCAAGTCTGAGCAGGGTCTCAAAGAGTCTGCGCAGGACTTCGGTGTGCACCCCAAGAAGGAGCTGTGGAAGCTGCCCGCCATGCACGTGGGCGAGTACGCCGAGCAGGACGCCGCGCTCACGCTCAAGCTGTGGCATCACTTCAAGGCCCTGCTGGCCCGTGACGAGGTCGAGTCGATCTTTGCGCTTGAGACAGAGGTGCTGCCAGTGCTGGTGGACATCACGCTCAAGGGCATCAACTTTGACCGCGCCAAGTGCGAGATGCACATGCGCGACATGCGCGCCAAAGAGAAGGAAATCCTGCAGTACCTGAAGAGCCAGGCAGGCATGCAGGTGGACATCTGGGCTGCCCAGTCTATCGCCGCAGCCTTTGACCGCCTGGGCGTGCCGTACCCTAAGACAGCTGCTGGCGCGCCGAGCTTCACGAAGAGCTTCCTGGACACGCACGAGCACCCCATGGCCAAGATGATCCTGGAGGCCCGTGAGCTGAACAAGACCCACGGCACGTTCTTGGAGCCCTACCTCAAGCACAGCGCCAAGGATGGGCGGGTGCACACGCACTTCAACCAGATGCGCAACGAAGATGGCGGCACGGTCACGGGCCGCCTGTCTGCGGCCAGCCCAAACCTCCAGCAAGTGCCCGCGCGCCACGAGATCATCGGCCCCATGGTGCGAGGCCTGTTCCTGCCGGAAGACGGCGACATCTGGGCGGCCAACGACTTCAGCTCCCAGGAGCCGCGCCTGCTGGTGCACTACGCCACGCTGCTGGGCCTGCCCGGCGCGGAGAAGATGGCCCAGGCCTACCGCGACAACCCCGACACAGACTTCCACCAGATGGTTGCCGACCTGGCCGGCATTGGCCGCAAGGCTGCCAAGACGATTGGCCTGGGACTGATGTACGGCATGGGCAAGGCCAAGCTCGCGCAGCAGCTTGACCTGCCGGTGGACGAGGCCAGCGAGCTGATCGGCACGTTCCACAGCAAGGTCCCGTTCTTGAAGGGCACCGTGGATGCTGTCATGAAGCGCATCGAGCACCCATCGTCCGGCGGCTCCATTCGCACGCTGCTGGGCCGCAAGTGCCGCTTCCCCCTGTGGGAGCCCATAGAGTGGGGCGTGAACAAGGCGCTGCCGCACGAGCAGGCAGTCATTGCCTACGGCTCACGGATCAAGCGCAGCGGCACGTACAAGGGCCTGAACCGTTTGATCCAGGGCTCGGCCGCAGACCAGACCAAAGCAGGCATGGTGGCGCTGCACAAGGCGGGCTTCAACCTGATCTTGCAGGTGCACGACGAAGTGGCGCTGTCCGTCAGGAACAAAGAAGAGGCCCGCGAGGCAGCCCATCTCATGGCCACGGCCGTGAACCTGGAAGTACCCTCCCGTGTCGACGTAGAGACTGGACCGAGCTGGGGATCGGCAGCATAATTTGGATGGGGTGATTGCAGTTGCCCCGATTTTCCTCCTAAGAAGTTCGGGCCGGGAGCTTGCTTCCGGCCCATTTTTTCCGATACACTGCGAAGTCCAATAGAAAGGAGAATTCAATGGGAAGAAACCCAGCACCGCGCACTCAAGTTGTACCTGCTCACCCTGAGCCGTACATCCGTCAACCGATGAAGAAGCGTGGCAGACCCAAGAAGAACGGCCGTCCGAAGAAGGACCGCTACGACTCTGCACGTTCGTCCCCCTCCAAGCGCGCAGGAGCACGGTGGATCACCGTGTCGGTGCCTGAGGATGCGTACTACATGCTCAAGGAACTGTCCGCCTTTTACAAGGTGGGCATGGGTGCATACGTGGCCGCCCTACTCAAGCCAGCGTTTGACCAGGCTTACAAAGAATCGCTCACCTTGCAGCGCATCGCCAACAACCGAGAGAAAGCTAAAAATGAAACACAAGACCGAGATGACGTTCCCCGTCGAACTCACTTTTGAAGTACTCCCCGCCATGGTGGTGGAAGGCACGGAACTGCCTGCGCAACTGGACATCACTAAGGTGCTGCTGACGATCACTGGTCCCAGTGGCAAGCCGCGCCAGGTGGACATCACGAAGACTCTCACCGAAGAACAGACCATGTTCCTGGAGGATGAGATCGCGGATAACTACTCTGGAGGCGGCTGGGAAAGATGAAACTACAAGAGGAACTACGCTCAGTCAAGGAGGTTTTCCCCGCTATCGCGGAAATGCTTGAGGCGGCTGCTCAGAAGATTGAGGATCAACGACAGTGGCGTTCTGCTTGGTTGAAAGCAGAAAGTAAAGTAGAGTTGTTGACAAGTGAATTGAGTATGCTAAGATCAGCGCGTCTACATAGAAAGGAGAAAGAGTGCAATGATTGAACTACACATCGACAGAGCTGAAGAGGTCCACAAAGAACTTGCCATGACAGGTAAGTACTTCAACACGGGCAAGGTGCTCATGGGGGTGGCCTATGTGCCGCGTGCGCGTCCCATGTCTCATGATGAGGAGCGCATCCAACGTGCGTTGCTCAAGGGGCATGGACCACGGATCGCGGCTGGGACGTGGCACTATGTGGCGTACGTGGCCATAGTGGTTGCAGCCGTCCTGATGGCGAGCGTCCTATGAGAAAGCGCAGCAAATACCGGCCCAAGCCGCTTCTGCAAAGTCCGCTGGATTTCGTGCTGTCTGGCATGAAGCCTGTTCGCGACTTGCCTGGAATTTTCCTTGATGTACAGCTCAAGAACCGCGCTGCCTTAGAACAGGTCCGTCTGGGCAAAGCAGTCAAGGAAGACATCGACATGCTGATTGGGGCTTTCAACATCACCGAGGCCCTGGCCTTGAGTGGCATGGGCCGCGACTGGATGGACGAGATCAGACAAGGACAAGACGCGCTGCTGGAGCTATCCCGCAGAGGCGTCGCACGAGGCATGAGGTTCATCATGACGGCCAAAGAGTGGGAAAGGCTCAAGCTGGTGATGGACCTGCATGAGGAGCAGCTGGCGCAGGCCACTGTTTACGACATCGAGAAGGCGCACACCTTTGTCTATCGGGTCCTGGCCCAGGGCAAGGCACGTGCAATCGTTCAAACCATGAAGGAAGAAGCATGACCAAGTCAGACAAAATCAGAGAGTATTTCCGCAAGCACCCAAGTGCTGATGTGGCCAAGGTGGCCGCCAAGTTCGAAGCCCCCAAGGGCATGACCTACAAGCTGCGCAAGCAGGTCTTGGACAGCGAACACCTGGTCACGACCCCCGCGCCATCCGGCCGCAAGGTCACCGTCAGCGCATCACAACTAGCCATCGCAGACAAGCTGGGCATCAGCCACGAGACGTTCATTGAGCACGGCCTCAAGGCCGGTGTGATTCAGTACGACGACGAGCGCGAGACAGGCACCGACGTGGACGAGACCTTAGACAACCGCGCGCAGGACTACGGCAAGTTCATCGAAGGCGCAGAGATCATGCAGATGCTCAAGCGCATCGTGCACAACTACATCGAAGCGCGCGGCACGAAGCTGGCCTTTGACCAGCGCGAGGCCATCGACATGATCATCCACAAGCTGGGCCGCATCATCAACGGCAACCCCGACAAGGTTGACACGTGGGTTGACATCGCCGGCTACGCCAAGCTGGTGGCAGATCGCCTGGAAGGAGTGGAGCGATGAGCGAGCTCTTCCCCATCATCGCCATCGGCTGGGTCATCCTGGCCTGGTTCACACACGTCGTCGTCTGCCTCAAGACAGCCTCCTGGGGCTTCTTGCTGGCAGGGGCCATCTTCTTCCCCGTGGGCTGTGTGCACGGCACCGGCATTTGGTTTGGGGTGTTCTGATGTTCCACGTCCCTGAAAAAGCGCGCGTCAAACTCTCTGGCTACCCAGAGGGCGACGCCACCAACGGGGCCTTTGTCGTGAAGCTCAAGCACTCCCAGACTGTGTTCGTCATCGCAAGTGACGGTGCAGGCTGGGAGCACGTGAGCGTCTCACGCAAAGATCGCTGCCCGACCTGGGAAGAGATGTGCCAGGTTAAAGACATGTTTTGGGACGACGAGGATGTGGTCATGCAGTTCCACGTTCCTGCAAAGGACCACGTGAACAACCACCCCTACTGCCTGCACCTGTGGCGGCCAAAGGGTGTCAACGTGCTGCGACCTGATTCCATCATGGTCGGCTTTAAAAATGTTTGAAAGTACTTGACAGGTACTTCAAGGTTCCTGTTAAAATCAACTTGTCAATCCTGACAACATAGAAAGAGAGAAATAGCATGAGTAAAGACATCACAGCCACGGTATACACAGAGACCGACTTCCGCATCTACATTGACGAGTGGGACAACGGCGGGGTTTGGTTCTCCCTGCGCAACGACCGCGCCAGCATCCACACGCCCCTGACCCGCAAGGAAGCCCAGCAGATGCTGGAAGGACTGCAATCTATCTTGGCAAAGGATGAGGTGGCAAATAGATCACGCCTTACATTGGACACAATTGAGGAGCATGCATGAGCATGAACACGCCGTTTCACTTGAGGCAGCGTGAGTTCAACGCGTTCAACGCACAGAACCCTGCTGTGTGGGAATACTTTGAGCGCTTCACGCTGGAGGCCATCAACGCGGGCCACCGCAAGATCAGCCACTGGCTCATCATCAACCGCATCCGCTGGGAAGTGGCCATGAAGACCACGGGCTCGGACTTTAAAATTTGCAACAACCACATTGCGTTCTACGCCAGGCTGTTTGTGAAGGTTCACCCGCAGTATCGGTTCATCTTCAACCTCAAGCGCATGGCCGACGAGCCATGGCACGGGGACATGCCGTTATGAGCCGCTACCTTTACTCCACTACGCTCAGTGTTGACGTTGACGTCGACATCAGCGAGAGCGACCTGAGCAACGACGACTTGATTGAGCTGTGCAAAGAGCGCGGCATCACCGTCAGCGGGGAGATCGTCGAAGAGCTGTACAGGCTGTTCAAGACTAAGAAGCACGACGCCATCCTGGAGCGCATGCGTGTGTTCGTGCAAGACGCCAAAGGGGTGGTGCTGTGACTGAGTTTGAGTCCCGCGTCTGCGGCATCCCCTGCATCATCCGCGTAAAGTACTGGGAGGTTTACGTCCCCGCGCAGCGCTCTGGTCCGCCGGAGCGCTGCTACCCTGAAGAGGGTGGCGAAGGGGAATGGGAAATCCTCGACCGCAGGGGCCGACCCGCCCCGTGGCTGGAGCGCAAGCTGACCCCGAACGATCACGACCGGCTGAGCCGGGAAATTTTTAACCACATGGAGAACCAAGATGACGACTATTAAATCCACACGCCAGCGCCGCACATTCAAAGAGGTGGCCAAGGACGCCTACGAACGAGGCTTTGGTGAGGGCGTAGATGTTGCCACCAAGAACGCCGCAGAGGAGCTGGACCGCATGGCCATGGCCAACGCCGAGCTCGCCCGCAGCGTGATGGCGCTTGAGGGCAAGCTGGAGAAGATTCACGGATCATGGATCACGGCCCTGCGTTACTGGGCGAAGGGGCACGTATGACCTTTCCAGAATGGTGGGACCAGTTGACCAAAGCAGAGCGCAAGGTGATTGGCGAATCAAATGCCAAGTTCGTCTGGGAAGAATGCCAGAAGTACACCCTCATGACCATCGAAGACGCCTGCAAGGCCCAGGTGGCCTATGACCAGGGCGTCAAGGACGGTCGCGAGCGCTTTGAAGTCAAGGTGGCAGGCTGGACCCTGTCGCCAGGCGTGCAGCCCGGCATGATCTGGATCAGCGACGCCGGTGGCGAGGGCGGGGACTTTCACATCGAAGAACTGGCCGAGGTTATCGGCAAGTTCTACAAGGAGAAGTTCTGATGACCGAAGACATGAAGGTCGCATGGCTGGAGATCAGCCAGATGTTGGGTGAGCCGACCCGCGAGGAGTTTGATGTGTTCCTGCGGACATGGCAGCGCGCTGTCCAAGCTACACGCAAGACACTGGCACAGCCTGACTTCTGGGAAAACTACGTGCCTGAGCCAGTGAAGCCAGCACAGCAATGCAAGTGGCCCACATGCCAGAGCGAGGAATACCAG